AAGACTTAAACGAAGGACTTAAAGATACTGTAAAAGCAGTAGCAGAAGAACTACAAATTAAACCAAGCACAATTAACAAAGCAATCAAAATTGCACATAAAGGTGACTGGCAAAAGCATGAAGAAGAATGGCAAGATATCGAAGGTATACTTGGCATTACAAAAAATCTTCCTGATGACCAGAATACTAGTGGTGAGTAATTTTGGGCCAGATAAAAGCATTTTGGGTAAACAGTTATCTTAGTGATAAAACGGCATTCTATTTTGAACTAGTAAGTTTTATTTTTACTGTCGGTGCAAGTTTAACACTTGCTATAAACGCTAGAGATCCTAATATGCTTGTTGTTTATCCAGCATTCTTTTTAGGAAGTATTACCCAATGTTATGCTTCAATGAGACGAGGTGCGGCATGGGTAATGTTGCTAACTTTTTATTTTAGTTTGGTTAACATTTTTGGATATGGTATAGCAAGTTCATGGTGGTAAATTTTAAAACCCAAAAAGAAACTATATGGCATGTTACTTGCAATGAGTGTAGTTTCTATTGGACAATGCCAACTATGGAAGAAAATTATCAAATGCAAGACAAGGAATTTGTTTGTCCATTATGTAGCCGGAAAGGAACAGTAGAGGAAGTAAAAAATCCTACTTGACAAACAATATAGTTTGTGTTATTATAACTTAAATGCCTAGAAAAAGAAAGTATAAAAAAGTGAAGAGAGATAAAGAAGAAACACAATACGATCCAAAACGTCATTCTAAAACCAAAGGCGGTCACGGCTTTGGTATGAAGAAAGGTGCAAAAGATTTAAAGTATGAAAACAGCGGTGTGAACCTTGCTTCTGTTTTTAAATGGGAAGTTCCTGAACACCTTATGCACATTAAAAAAGTAATCGATGAGCGAAATGGACAGTGAAAAGTTTACTCTTGTATCTAATCACATAGGTCCAAATGGAGAACCTGTTGATAGATTATACGGTGATCCTTTTGGTAACCTTAGATTAATGCAGGCTGATTATTCAAAATATCAGGGAAAAATTACAAAGAAACAATTAATAAAAACAGATATCAACGGTAACAACTTTAGATCTTATTGTTATGTTACTGAAGATGGTAGATGGTTTGATAGAGGAGGAATTCCAATGTTGAAACCAGTAGATTTGACAGAAGATAATGATAACGAAGTATCCGATAGTTAAGTGTGATCAATGCGAGACAGAGTTTAATCTTGATAAAGAAGGATCTGAAGGTTACATACAATTACAAAAAGTTTATCACTGCCAAGAATGTTTTGACAAACTAGATAGATGGAATGAAGAAGATAGCAACTAAACCTTACCAACCACTTGCTTGGACAGCAACATTTGTATTACTATGTGCTGCCATGCTTATATCACATTACCCAAACCTGATGTATGGAGTTTATGGGTTTGCAATTGCTTCTACACTTTGGACCATAGTAGGATTTCTTTGGCAGGAAAAAAGTTTAATTTTTTTAAATGGTGTATTAACAATAATTTATGCTTATGGAATCATAAAAGACATTGTTGGTATTACTACTTGATAAGTATTAATGAAGAAGGCATTGTCCGCCAATAAAGGACATTTTGGTATTTGTCAGCCGAAAATGACATATGAGGAGAAAATATGAGTTACGTAGATGCGTTCTATGATCGCGGCGAAGATATAATAAGAGTTGTCGAAAGAAAGAACGGAAAAAGACATTTCACAGAACATTCCCCAAGACATATTTTTTACTATCCTGACGCAAGAGGAAAGTATCAATCTATCTATGGTGAATCTTTATCAAGAGTAAATGCTAAAAATATTAAAGAACTTCGCAAAGAACTTGCAATACATTCAAATAAAAAATTATACGAATCAGATATAAATCCAATTTATAGATGTTTGGAAGACAACTATCTAAATATTGATGCTCCTAAACTTAATGTTGCATTTTTTGATATTGAAGTTGACTTCGATCCAGAGCGTGGATATGCTTCGCCTGAAGATGCATTTATGCCTATTACTTCAATTGCTGTGCATTTACAATGGCTCGATACTTTAGTTTGTTTAGCAATTCCGCCTAAGACACTTTCTATGGTTGAAGCAAAAAAAGCAATTGACGGTATTCCAGATACAATATTATTTGACAATGAAGCGGACATGCTTGATGCGTTTCTTGATCTTATACAAGATGCAGATGTGCTAAGTGGCTGGAACAGCGAAGGTTTTGATATTCCATATACTGTAAACCGAGTTACAAAAGTTCTTTCAAAAGAAGATACAAGACGTTTTTGTTTGTGGAATCAATACCCTAGAAAAAGAACTTATGAAAAGTTCGGAAAAGAATCTACAACATATGATCTAATTGGCCGTGTGCATGTAGACAGTTTAGAACTTTATAGAAAATACAACTATGAAGAAAGACACACATATCGACTTGATGCTATTGGGGAACTAGAAGTAGGCGAAAAGAAAACTGTGTATGAAGGCAGTCTTGATGCACTTTACAACAACGACTTTAGAACATTTATTGAGTATAACAGGCAAGATACTGCACTGCTTAATAAACTAGATCAGAAACTTAAATTTATTGATCTTGCAAATACAATTGCACACGAAAACACAGTTCTTATTCAAACAACAATGGGTGCTGTTGCTGTTACAGAACAAGGTATTATTAACGAAGCACATAGACGTGGTATGATTGTTCCGAACAGAGTGAAACGTGAGCCAGGCAGCGAGCCTGCGGCAGGTGCGTATGTTGCATATCCTAAAAAAGGTATTCATGAATGGATTGGCAGTGTTGACTTGAATTCACTATATCCGTCTGTTATTAGAGCATTGAATATGGGTCCTGAAACTGTAGTTGGACAATTAAGACAGGATGGAACCAAAGCACACATTGATAGCCAAATGGCCAAAGGCAAATCCTTTGCAAGTGCATGGGAAGGTATGTTTGGTAGTGTTGAATACAGTTCTGTAATGGAAAAAGAAATCAGCAGAGAGATTACAATTGACTGGGAAAATGGTGACAGTGATAAACTAAGTGCTGCACAAATCTATGACTTGATATATGAAAGTAATCAACCTTGGATGCTAAGTGCTAATGGCACAATCTTTACTTACGAAAAAGAAGGTGTTATTCCCGGACTACTTGCACGTTGGTATAAAGAACGTAAAGAGATGCAGGCAAAGCAGAAAGAAAGTCAAAATGCAGGAAACAAGATTGAAGAAGAATATTGGGCAAAACGTCAGTTGGTTAAAAAGATTCTACTCAATAGTTTGTATGGTGCTATTCTTAATCCTGGTTGTAGGTTTTTCGACAACAGGATTGGTCAAAGTGTTACACTTACAGGACGAAGCATCACAAAACATATGGCTGCTAAGATCAATGAGATAGTAACAGGCGAATACGATCATACAGGTAAAGCAATTGTATATGGTGATACAGATTCAACATACTTTAGTGCATACAGCACACTAAAGAAAGATATAGATTCTGGTTCAATTCCTTGGACAAAAGATAGTGTAGTTGAACTGTATGATACTATTGGTGAAACTACAAACGCAACATTTGGTAAATTTATGAGCCAGGCGTTCCATTGTCCTAAAAAGCGTTCAGAAGTTATTGCGGCTGCTAGAGAAATTGTTGCTAGTAAAGGATTGTTTATTACAAAGAAACGCTACGCTGTTCTTTATTATGATATTGAAGGCTTTAGAACAGATACAGAAGGAAAAGCAGGTAAAATTAAAGCAATGGGTCTTGATCTAAAACGTTCTGATACGCCTGTAGTTATACAAGAATTTTTAAGTAAAGTGTTAGAACAAGTTCTAGAAGGACAAGAAAAAGAAAGAGTTCTTGACTATATTACTGAATTTAGAACAGAGTTCAAAGCACGTCCAGGTTGGGAGAAAGGATCTCCAAAACGTGCAAACAAGATTACAGAGTATGAAGCGAAAGAAAAGAAACTAGGTAAAGCAAATATGCCTGGACACGTAAGAGCAAGTATTAATTGGAATACACTCAAACGTATGAACGGTGACAAATACTCAATGAATATTACAGACGGTGCAAAAGTGATCGTATGTAGGGTTAAAGATAATCCTATGGGTTATACAAGTGTTGCATATCCGGTAGATGAATTAAGACTTCCGGATTGGTTCAAGGCATTACCATTCGATGATGCAACAATGGAAAATACAGTTATCGATGAAAAACTTGGAAACTTAATTGGCGTATTGGAATGGGACATTAGCCAAACTCGTAATGATAATAACTTTAACAAATTATTTGATTTTGAGTAAAAAAATGCTTGTGTTTTATACAAAACCTAAATAT